GGAAAGTAACAACGTTATCGGTGGCTCCAGCACCACCAAACTTGGTAACAGATTGGTCTGCAAGTTTTGCAGCAGTAACTGCATCAGATGCAAGCAATGCACTGCCAATTGTTCCACTTGTCAGCTTTGCAGCTGAGATGTTTGGAATATCCGTCTCCGCCAAGACAGCGCCAGCGCTGATATGCCCTTGGCCGTCAACCGTGACCTTGGTGTAAGTGCCAGCCGAGACAGTATTGCTGTGGTTCAGATTGCCACTGCCATCAACAGCAAGTCCCGATCCAGGGATGACAGCACCCTTGGCACTGCCAGTAGCTGCTGGTATGTCCGCCGATGTAATGGCACGCCCACCAGTAATTAAACCTTTGGCGCTATACGTCACCACATGATGCGTGGAGCTTGCTGATACGTCGTTATCAACTTCAATCGTGTTGGAATCCATGCGGAGTCCTTCACCGTTGACAATCACACCGCCCTTGGCGCTTGTTGTTGCAACAGGGATATCACTGCCGTCAATCGTTCTGTAAGCAACCGTTCCACCAGCACTGGTTGGACCAGCCATGAACTGATTCGCTGAAGCCGTGTTATCAATCGTTGCTGCAACTGCAACGCTGCTACCGCTAGTCGTTGCTGTGATGTTGATGGTGCCCGCTGTGTCACCAGTTACCGCATTGATAGAACCAGCCGCTTTCAGGCTGATCCATGCAGATCCGTTCCAGCAGTACAGATTATTGTCATCTGTATCCAGTGCAAGCTGACCTGTAAACGCTCCAGAACTGGGTAGCGTTGTGACTAGGTCAACAGTGGATTCGTTAGCAAGCTTTGCTGCTGTAATCCCGTCGTCAGCAACCTTGGCTGTAGTTATCCCAGCATCAGCAATGTCTGCTGTGGCAATACCACCAGCAGCAAACAAAATCTTTGCACCTGGAATTGTGTCGTTTGCAATCAGCGTGACGCCATTTGCGACCAGATCACCAATCGTTAGCTTTTTGGTTTCGCTGGCACTGCTGTCAACAACAGCAACCAAATCTCCAGTTACTAGAGCAGAGCCGGCTAGAGCATTAAGCTCACTAATTTTAAGATCAGCCATTGGCGGCTAGCTCCGAATCACGTTAATGTCTGTACGCCAAGTTTAGCTGCACCGTCTTGGTCTAAGAGCAAATCACCACTGTCTTCCTGCACAAGGTTGTTTTGCCCGTCGGTTTTCATTCTTAGCCTTAGCTCACCTGTTGTTATGAAGTCAGCAGTGATTTGCACTGTGCTGTCAGGTGAAAACTGGATAGCTGCTGCCGTAATAATTCCTTCAACGCGCCACCAGATTTCGTCATCGTTGCGAGCCGAAACGCCGCTAGGGTTGTATCCAGATTGTTTTAAGTAAAATCGCCCAATAAAATTACTTCCAACTTTTGTGCGATGCGCTAATTCGTATAGGTACATTGGCAATTCTTGCGAGGTGTTGCCGGTGTATTCCCAAAAAGCACTAATACGACCAGAGCCAGAAATTAAACTATTGACTCTAGTTCTATATTCATCGGACAATACTGTTGTATCGACTGTTTCACGTTCGGTGTTAATTTCAAAACTGTTTACTTGCGCTAAAAGACGCGGCGCAGCGGATTCAACAATCACTTTAATAGGGATTGCATTGCTTGGAGCCGCCAAAGCAACTGCATTGGCTGTGCCCCCATTAACCGCATGAGCAAAACTGTTGTAAAGCCTTATGCCGTCTAGCTCGTCAACATGAATAAACTTTTTTACGCTTATATTTGTATAACCTGGAAAGATACTAAGAGCACTGTTGTTAGTAGTATAAATTACAATTTGGTCGCCAGTAATTAGCTGCCCATGCTCAAAATCAAAACTAAATCGTTTTTCGGGTGCGTTTACATCGGCAGCGTCGATTACCGATTCCAACGTGCCGCCGTTGAAGACACGCCTCAGCTCAATTTCGCCAAACGTCCCAAGGTAAACCGTCATGTAATTGTTACGGTAGACAAAACACCAGTGCCCTGAAACGCAATTTCAGCCCTGATAATATCGCCTGTTGCCGCACCAATAGATGCGCTCGTGATATAGGCGTTTAATTTAATATCGTTATTATCCGTTCCATCAACCCAACGAAATGTCAACGCTACGGTGTCACTGCTGCTAATGCCGTCACTACCAGTTTTGTAAAGCTTATTTAAAACGCTTGTAGTGTTAAAAGTGCCGTTATTCTCTTTGTAGTACAACAACGTTGCACTACCGCTGTAACCCACCACTCCAGGGACATACACACGGATGTGCTCGCTTAACGTTGTCGTTTCAAGCGTTTCCAGATTTGATGACAGAGAAAAATTAACGACTTTGGCAAGCGTCGTCCCGTCAACTTGCATTACGCCATCTCTGCCGGTATAGACCTTTGACATCAGATCACGCCAATCAGATTCACTGTAACAGTGCTAATGCCAGCTCGCACCTGAGTAACCGACGGCGGCCCTTCGTATCTGTACGCATTCCCATGGCTTCCCGCTCCAATCGCATCAATATTGCCTTCCCAGCCACGTTTGGCAACGGTAATCCCAAACGTTGTAAACGTGCCCTTCATCTCGTCGTAGTGGTCAAGAAACAACTCAGCGTTTGCGTCAGTGATGTTCGCATAACTCAATGACAGCTTCATATTGGTGCGGTTGCTGCCGTACAGAATCCGCGTCTCAGCGCCGTTTTGCGACTTAAACGTTTTGATCGGGTAGTCCCCCGAATCAAAAGACCGGCTGGTTGGAACAAGTGCTGGGAAGTCCATTAGTCGCTTAAGTTTTCGTCGGGGCTAATGTTAAATTGCCCGCTCTGCATCATGTGCGCGAGCTTGCTGCTTCCATCATCGTTGCAAGGATGCTCTGATGCAACGATGTCCACAGTGCCTTCTTGCGAAAACGTTAGTTGCTCCACAACATAAACGTTCTGGGACACCTCAGTATTAACCAGCGTAAACACTGAAGAATGAAATGCTGCGTCTTGAACAATTCCGTTGCTTACTCCCATAAGCCCAGATTGCACGTCTTCTGAATTGGTTTTGTAATAAGAAACGTTGTACTGGCCATCGCTCAGCGGAGAAACGCTGGTGACTACTCCTGTTGAGCTAACCGTTCCATTGTTTGCAGGGCTGTATGGACTGGATTCTGTGGAAACTTTAATGAACGACCCAGCCTGGATATCGAGGCCGTGAACAGTTGTCGAGAAGCTAATGGTATGCGTAACGAGCTGACGCAAGGCTAGAAAATATTTGCCAACTTTTATCGCATGTTCTTTTGACGTGCAGAATTGCGTAAGATTAAATTGCTCATGCGGTAATCTTTCAATGTTTGGGGATGTCAGCAACGCGTCATAATCTTGCGTACGTTTAGCTTTTACTTCTACAACCTTTTCTTCTGGAAGCTTATTTTTAGTTTCTTGCCTGTACCGGACATTTGCTTTAAACGGTCTACGCTCTTCTGAACTTAAGTATTCAATCTTTAACGAGTCTTCAAGAATGTTTCCAGCCGTAAAGAACTGACTGATTTTAAGAGAGCCAAGCTTAAGATTACCACTAGTTGGGTGATGCGGAATAGCAGGCAGCAAAGCAAACTTGCCATTGGTCAAGACAAAGTTGCATAAGAAGTTTGGCGCCATGTCCATTACAAACTGACGCAAGTTAACGTTTTCGCCAATAACGCCATTAAAAAACAATTTCTGCTTTCGTAAGAACTTGGAAGTTTCTTTTAACTTGTCTTTTTCAATCAAGGTTGGATTTGCCTCCGTCATTCCCGTCAGCCCTCCCGCACCACCCATCTGATCGGTAAATAAGTAAAACACAAGGTCTGTCAGTAGATTGCTTGGGCCTTTTGACTGACCGTTTGGTTCGTAAGTATTTAGATCTGCGTGCAATCTTTCTACGTGGACCCCTCTACCAATCCAAGTTCGTAATTGGTCTAGCTGCGTAAAATTACGACTGGCCTTTAGCGAAAGACCGGCCATCGTTAAATCGTTGTACGAAGGGCTTGGGTCGTTAGGCAGTATTTCGTTCACGTAAACAACTTCATGCTCTGGCTCGCTTTCGTTTGATTTTTTGACAAGGCTTCTATAAAAACTAACATCTGCGTACTGGCTTTGGTCTTCAAAGAAGACCTCCGCTTTTATGGTGGTTGACCCAGCAGATTCTTCTCGTTGAGCTATTTGAAATCTAAACCCAGAAAGACTATAGACAGTTTGGAAGGGATTATCGTTTGTAATACTCAAAATTGCACCAAATCTATCGTTAATTTCCCAGTTAGAGGTCGTGCTATTTCCCTCGACTATATCAATACTTGGATCAGTCCAGGCTTTCCTTTCGCCTGACCAATGGTTGCTTGGAAGTTGCTTGACTTCAGATCTATAGCGGAGACGAATGCTCTTGTTGCCTTCGGTATAGGTTCGCGAAACTCTTTTGACCGTTCCAACAGGCAAACTATCTGCAAAATGATTGTCAAGAGCAAACAATTGATAGTAAAAACCGTTTGTCCTTCCTGGTATAACCTCAACTGTTCTTATAGATGTCACTCTATAGGCTTGCCCAGAGTAACGAAGATTACGTTCATTATTTGGAGTTCGATCGTGTTTGAAAGGATTGCTATTTTGATAAGGATTGCTATCACCCCCTGGGACGTTTGTTCCGCCTATACCGCGTTTTATTCTTAATTTGTCGCCGCCATTGCCATCAGAGTAATTGCCTGAACTGGCCAGCACTTCAATGCCTGTAGGAGCCCAAACAGTGTCTTGCTGATTATACACTTTTGCAAAATGTCCGCTAGACAATTGTCTTTTTTCTAAAGTCCAACGCACTATGACAAAGTTCAAATCGTTATTAGCATTTAAAAATTCTTTCGTGACAACCGTGATCGTTTGATTTACTCCAACAGAACTGTCGTCAGGATTACCAGCAATTTCGTATGTCATCGCTCCTGTTCGACCAAGTGTTGCATTGCTTTCGTTTGAAAAATTCTCTACAAACTCGACTGAATCAATTTGATTTTCAGTGCCCGCACTGTCTGCAGGAAGAACATTCCGCACTTCAACTACAGACGGGGCGCCCAATCCTGGAGCAGTAAAATTAAATCTAGGCTTTCTTGTAAATTCTTTATTGGCCCGTATCGCTGATCTTTCTACTACCGACCCAGCGGCAATAACATTAAACACGCCATCAATACTTCCTACGCTGACTGGCTCGTTAACCAAAGATGTTTCGGAGTCGTTGTTTGGAATAGTTGCTGAAAGTTTTATAAATTTAGCATCATCTGGGAGCGCCCTTAACTCAGAGCCGGGTATAGGCACAATTTTAAATTCAAATTCCTTTGGCCCTAGACCTCTCGGGCTTTCAATCCTAATGAAGTTGTACTGAGCTACAGGTCTTTGGCCTACAACCACAAATCGCAACTGGAAAGCTCTAAAATTACGCGAATTGCCGCTTGCATTAGGCCCTGCCTCTCTAATAAAAATTCTAAAACACGAAGACCTTGCAATTGTTGCTGTAATCGTTCCGGTGGTCACCGTTACATTGCCCTCATCGTATTCATTAATTTCGTCTGACGATGGCAACCCAGGGAAAGAACATAGCCCTTGTAAATTTTGATATACCATGCTTTTGATCCCTAGCTCTGTTACAACTGCTGGGCGATTATTACGTACGGTTGCTGTTGCAATCTGGGTTAAAGGAAAGAACCCCGCTCCAACACCACCACGATCGTCAAGATAAACAGCTGGGTTGACAACCCTTTCCGAGTTTACTATGCCTATTTTGTTTTCTAATGATTCACTTGTATCAATACACCTAAGTGTAATTTTTTGATCATCGTTTTCTTTACTCTCTGGATTAAATTCAATAAGCAACCTGTTGATAACTTTCCACAGGGTATTGCCTATGGCAAATATTTCGCCTTTTTGCATTGCCGTGTCAGCGGCAATCTGTTCAGCCAAAACTGTTGAATTAATGTCATCTACTCTTTCGCCTAGTTGATCACTTCTTGATGCGTAAGCATTTGCATCTATCTTGCTATTAGATATTCGAAAGATTATTGAGTCATTTACCTCAACATCGACGATTTTAGTCAATTCAGCGCCACTGGTTATTGTGTTAACTCCGCCACGAATATGACGGACCACTCCCATGCGTGGGCTGTACTGACGGCCTTCGCCTTCATGCTTTTGTTTTCGTACGATTTTTGTGTAATCTGGGTCGCTTTCTGCGGTTGTCCCAGGATCTACGCCCTTTGAAGGGTCTCCGTCTCTACCTAAATTTAAATCGCCAATAACTTTTATGCGTTTAATTATATTAACTCTTTGTTTTTTGTCGTTTATCTTATCCCTGGGAACAGTAATTACTTGATAGTTCAATCTGTAGCCTGTTCCATTAACGATCGCTCCATATATGCCAAACTGCGCGTTGTTAACCGGTGAAAACGCATGGCAAAAAGCTTTTGGGTCGTTTTCTTCTGCACCACTAGGACATACAAAAACTTCGTCGTTTGGGCCAAAACTTAAGTTGCCTACACCTTTGTCTCCTTCTTGAAAATGCTTTTTACGGACAAAGCCGCCTTGTTCTTCGGTGTAACCTCGCTTCCAATAGAAAGCAAACAAATCGCTATAAATAACGTCTAAAGCGTTGTTGCCTAAAAAGATGCCCTCTAACGAGGGTGGGGCGATGCCATCGTTGGCGCTTTTAGTTCTGATGCCTTGTTCGCCCACAACAAACAAAAGATTGGCTTGTTGTTGTGTGCCATGGCTAAACATCCGAGACCACACCAAGCGTGGCTCGATCAACATGCCCCCAACTTTTTCTCTTTCGTTGTATAGGCCAAAGATGATGGGTATTGGTGATGCGTAGTCCGCTAGCTCGTTTAATGTTTCAAATCCTCTAGACGGAGTGAAACGGCTAGCCCCTGTGATGCTTTCTAAATCAAGCCTGCCTGACTTGGGAGCCGAAGGCATCTTGGGCTTTGGCGTAAGCAGGTATGCAACGCCGGTCAAGACTAAGCTGATTGCAAGGTTAACAAGAATCGCTGTTGATACTGGCTCGCCTGTGTTTACTATTTCAGGAATATGCTCATACTCTGCAGGTCTTAATCGACCACGCCGCCTAACTTCAGCCGCAAAAAGTTGATACTCTTCTTCTGTAATCCCAATCGTCTTGATTAATTCTCTTTCGTACGGAAGCAGTGGTACGTCGTAAACAGACGGGCCGAAGACCATTGCACTTTTTCCATTCTGCGATTGACGTACAAGATTCCCGTCTGCCATGTGACTGCAAATGCCCAGGATTGCTGTGGTAACAGCAGAATATCGCCATCATACTCAGGCTTCTTGATCCGAAAACCCCAGTTCAGCAAATCACGCGATACTTCCCACTTGCTCGCTTCGTACCAGGACTGCTTAAACGGTGGTCCTTTAACTCCGACTCGTTGCCAAACCTCGTAACACAAGTGAATGCAGTCAATATGACCATCGCTGCCGTCAGCGCCTAGCCGATACGGCATTCCGATGAAATCAGCGCAGCCGGACATTATTGCTAATTGGCAAGTTGCCCACAACCCGATTTGTCAAAGAACGCCTTGGTACGTCCGTTCCAACAGCATCCAGCACTGAACTCAGTTCCAGGTTTAAAGACGTGTTGTCCCACTGCCCGCCTGTCACTTGACCTGTGTAGGTGTGAACAATTTTGTTTGCCGTCGACAAACCTGTATCAGGGTCAGGATCTTCAATAATCAACACGTCAATTTCCATGACCCAGGTGCCTTCAATTGCACTAACGCCCCAGTTACGCGCCAGGCTGTTATTTGGGAAAATTAGCGTTGCTTCTAGGCCGTCACCTGTGCGGTTAACAGTGACACCAGAAAAGCCGAACGGGACAAAGGTGTAGCCAGAGCCAGAGTGCGTGATCTCTTTGCCGATAAAAAAGTTTTGAAAGCGGTAAAGCTCTGTTATCTGAGGCTTTATTCGTAGCGCATGGCCAAAAGCAAAACTTGTCATAAGCCAATCCTCTTGCGGGTGCTACCGCTCATTTGTAATCGTTTTAGCGTGTTCTGTTCACCGCGTTGTGCGCCTTGTGCTGCTGCACTTTGCATCCCAGACTGAAACTGATCAGCAGTTACATAATTAACGCTGTTGATACGTTCCACGGTGTAGCGAACGTCGATTGGTGCGGCAACTGCAACGCCACCGTCGCCTGATGCAGACGATCCACCATCAGAAGGAATAACACCACCGCCGCGTGAACCGCGCGAATAACGCGACATGCTTTCACGCATCTTGGATGCCGGGATGACGTACTCAGGCTCGCCACCTTCACCGATTAATGCGTTAGTTGGGCCGGTAACATACGCGCCTTCTGCCGCCGTAAGTCGAGGGCTATCTGGCATTGTGATCGGTGGTTGTGTTGGAGCCACGCCGCTGCCACCAGGCCCACCAAGCGCCTTAAGGATGGTTTGATACAAGATCATTGCTAACTGCTGAGCAATAATCTTTTTCGCCATTGCTAAGAAATCAGACGCAATAGATTTCAACATGTCTGCTAATGCTTCCTGCCCAGTCTTGGCACCGGTGACAACATCACCAAAAGCATTGGCAAATGCGTTACCCATTGATGTAGCAGCAAATGCAACTTGGTTTTGTGTCTCTAAAAGCTTTTCAAGCTGCTGCTGCATCTGAAAACCAGGGTCGGCTTCAAGTCGACGTTTTGCAGCTTCTTCTTGCCGCTTGGTCTCTTCTGCTGCTTTTTTATTTGCTTCGTCCGTAAGCTTTTGCTGTTCTTCGCGCCGATCTAAAATATCTTGCTCAAAACCAGCCGCCGCTTCTAATAATGCTATTTCTTCTTCACGCGGCAATAAGCTAGCTTCTGCAATTTTTTGCTTTTCAATTTGAAAATTAAGAACAATTCGTTCTGATTCAGTTAAAGCATCTGATTGACCAAGCAAACGCTTGTTTAAGTCAAACAACTCTTGCGACATATCAACACGCTCTTTTGCTGCAGCGCCACCCCCTGGGGTTTTAGCCACCTTAAAAGCATCTTCAAGCTGCAGTCGTCTTTGAAATCTTGCAATTGCTTCCGGGTCTAAAGCCGCACCTTGCTCTGGCCTTAAATCTTGAGATGTCCCCGGCAATCCACCTTGCGCATTTAATAGTCCTCTCAAAGTAATAATTTTTTCATACATCTGCAAAGTTGCAGACAGGCCTGGAATACCAAGCTTTAACAATTCAGTTGTATTTTGTATTGACTGCCCCACCAAATCCAATCCACCTGTGACAGGGGCTAACAACTGGCTAAGCGTATTAAAAGATTTATTCCACTCGTTTAATTCACTGGTCGCTGACTTAAATAACTCAGTTAAAGTATTGGTAGCTGCAATAGCCGGTCCTAGTGAAATTTGGCCTACAACTTCGTTGAAGTCCCGTATAGATTCGCTCAGAGTATCTTGCGCGCCAGCAAGACCTACTGCAGCCGCGCGGGCGTTCCCTTTATATTGTTCTTCAACTAAATTAAGAATGTAATTTTGGGCCTCAAGTGTTTTATTTGATTCAACCAAGCCTTTAACAATATCTTTTTGGACTTGAGTAAAAGTTGTGCCACTTCGGCTTAAAGCTGACATCCCTTCGACAGGGTTCTCAAGAGCTTTTGCAAGCTGCAGCAAAGAGCTGTTTACATCTTGTTTTGTCGTTGCAGCCATGTCGGCCGCTGCAGTCGCTACCCGCTCAAAAGAATCTTGACCAATAGCTCTAAACGATGTCAACAAGGCAAAGCCTTGCGTAAAGTCTTCTTGGTTAAATAAAGTTTGATCCCCAAGGTCAGACGCTACTTTTTGGAGTTTTTGAAGATCGCCAGTCGCTGCTCCAATTTTTTTTAATCCAGCAGCCAGCAAATTTGCGTCTGCTTGCCTGTCTGCAAAAACCGAAAGGCTTCTGTTTAAAATAGTAACCGCACCCGTCAACGCCACGACTGGACCCAAAACACTTCTAAAAGCAATTCCAAATCTTTGAACGTTGGCAGTTGCTGAAGCTGTCCTCCGTTTAGTGTTGTCAAAAGTTGTATTTAGCTTTTTCGCCTCTTTGTCGGTACGCCTTAATTCTTTTATCGCGCCAGTAGCCGTAACCTTTAATTCGACGTTTGATACTGCCACGCCTGATCCAGTGCTGGCCCTATCCTACCGCCGTCTTGTTTTTGCGCGATCCATTGCCTGCTGTTCCCGTTCACCCTTTAATTCGTAGTACGCAGCGAAATGCACAAGCTCCGCATCGGTTAGTTCCGTGCGAAGCCTGCTAAGCGTCATTCCCAATTCGCAGCACAAGAAAAACTCAAAATTGAGCCAACTGTCCTGCTTTAGTCGTTTTTTGCTTCTTCAAGGTCAGCCTCTTCGCCAAGGCCAAACAAGAACAGCTCAAGCTCGTTCAATACAGACTCAGGCAACTGTCGTTGCAGCTTTGGAGCATCAGCAGAAGCAAAAGCTTTTGAGCCATCCTCAAGCTCTGCCATCTGGCACAGCATCTGCGTGCTGATGTCTAATGCTTCTTCAGTACCGGAAAGACTTTGTGCTTTTTTGCGGTCAGCGCGTGTGATCGGTTTAAAAAACAGATCAACAATCTTTTTGCCTTCAGCGTTTTTTAACTCAAACTTGCGACGCTGGTTAAGGTCAAACGCCCCAACCAGCAGATCGACGGTGCGATTTTCAGCCATTAAATAAAAGCTTGCGCTTAAATCATAGCCTTAGATCACTGCAAGTTCAAAGTGACTGCGCCGCTAGTGATAAAGCTGCAAGAGACAACGACTAGTTCACCAACAGTTGAAGTGATCTCCATGTCGGTGATGATGCCATCAAACTTGGCTGAATCGGTGTCAGCACTTGTGCCGGTGGTGAACAACTCAAAACTTGCGTCGGCTGTGTCAGCAGTCGTAACCACATCCTCAAGGAAAGCCGCTTGGCCTGTTGCGTCTGGGTCGTAAACCAGTTCAACAGTGCCAGATCCTGAAATCAGGCTGCCAACAAAGCTGCGGAAAGTATCGCCTTGTTTTGTAGTATCAATTGTTTCTTTCGTAGTGGTTAAGCTCCAGCTACGAGTGCCAACAATTGTTGCGTTAGATGAGCCTGCAGCGTCGAACTGGACTGCTCCTTGTTCGCCTCGGATTGTTGCCATGGTCAGAGTTCCTCGATGGAGTCAAAGGTCACACGGACCTGGGTTTGGAAGTAGCCCTCGGGTGCTGCTGAAAGCAACGCCTCTGGACCTGTTGCAGCGTCGAAGAAAATCCCCGACACGATGACCCTATTGTAAAGGTCTCGAATCC